CTGAAGACCGTATATACAACAGCGTTAATCTACCTTCATTACGTAAAAACGTTACTGGAAATTTTTCAGCCAGTAACCCATATCTTTCTTTGCCAAATGATTGGTTAGCTAATTACTCATTAGCCGTTATTGATAGCTCCGGTAACTACAACTACCTTTTAAACAAAGACGTTAATTTTTTGCGTGAGGCGTACCCAACAGCCACAGCTACCGGTTTGCCAAAATACTATGCTTTATTTGGTTCGCAGTATGGCAACATAAACGAACTAAGCTATATTGTTGCGCCTACCCCAGATAACAGTTACCAAGTAGAGATGCACTATTTTTATTATCCACCTACTATTGTTCAAGGGCAGATTAGTCTTGTAAATTCATTGGTAGGCGGCTCGTTATACACTAATGGCGTATATCAAAACGTGGCTCTAACTGGCGGTTCAGGAGCTAATGCTACAGCAGATATTGTTATTGTTGGTGGGGCTGTTACATCTTGCACTATTACTTTTGGCGGCAATTTTTACGTCGTGGGCGATATTCTTTCTTGCTCTTCCCTTGGCGCTACTGGTAGCGGTTTTTCTATCACAGTAACGCAAGTATCAAACGCTACTGGCACAAGCTGGCTTGGGGATAACTATGACCCAGTACTATTCTATGGCGCTATGCGAGAAGCCATGATTTTCATGAAGGGCGAAGCCGACATGGTTAAGTACTACGAAGATAAGTACCAAGAGGCTATGTCTGAAATTAAACGTCTTGCTGATGGTATGGAACGCGGCGATTTCTACAGAGATGGTCAGCTTAAAATTAATGTTGGCGGCAGAGGTTCATAATGTCTATCCAACAAGGCCAGACAACTATATTTAAAACTAACCTGCTTAGCGGGTTAGAAAACTTTGCCGTCGGTACCCCCTACACATATAAAATAGCCCTCTATACCGGTAACGCCAACTTAAATAACACCACAACGGCTTATACAACAACTAGCGAAATTACTGGCGCAGGGTACACTGCGGGGGGAAAACCCCTAACTATTACCCAAGTTCCTACGGGCGATACTAGCTCAAATACGTCTTATATTTCTTTTGCCCCAGTAGTTTGGACAGGGGCTTCCTTTACTGCTAGATGTGCTTTAATATATAATGTAACAACTGGCGCTGCAGTGGCGGTTCTTGATTTTGGCTCGGATAAAACCAACACATCAGCAGGAACTTTTACTGTAACATTTCCAACCCCCACGGCGACAAACGCCATTATTAGACTTAGTTAAGGAGCAATTATGCACAATGAATTATCAAACTTTGGCGATGCGGCTAGCGCTGCTGTAACTCGTGGTGCGCCACACGAAGAAATCTTTGGTATCCAAGGATATTACAACGTCAAATGCTACGATGCAGACGGCAACCTAAAGTGGGAAGATATTGCTCCTAACTTGGTTACTGCTGTTGGCAAGCAAGACTTGTTTAACTACTACTTTGGTGCAACATCAAACGGCGGTACAGCTTCAGGCGCTAACTACTTAGGTTTGCTTGGTGGTACTACTACTTACACAGCCGCTGATACTATGGGTTCACACGCATGGACAGAAGTTGGTGGTACAAATGCTCCAGCTTACACAGGTAATCGTCAAGCTCCAACATGGACATCTGCTACTAGCACAGGATCTTCACCATCTAATATTACTTCCAAAACTGCTCCAGCATTGACATTCTCAATGACTTCTTCTGGTACTGTTGCAGGTTGCTTTATTAACTCTGGTTCTGGTGCATCTGCTACTAAAGATACAACTACTGGTGTTTTGTACTCTGCTGGTTCGTTTACTGGCGGTAGCAAGACTGTAGCTAACGGCGACTCTTTAGCAGTAACTTACACTACTACAGCTACTAGCTAAGCCATAGGCAGTGCTTGACACTGATTAAATATGGCTAATAGATACTGGGTTGGGGGTAGTGGTACTTGGGATTCATCTACTACTACCCATTGGTCAGCTACATCCGGAGGCTCTGGCGGGGTATCTGTGCCGATCAGTACAGACAATGTATTTTTTGATTCTAATTCGAATGGCGGCGCCGGTAGTTTTTCTGTAGGTTTAATTGGTGATACATTTGGCAATAATATAACTATCTCCCCTGCAGTACCACTAACTATTACTGCAAACGGATATAGTTTTAATATATACGGCAATTTTTCTGTATCTGCCTCAAATGTTACTTTTGCTAATACTACAGGTGCTTTTATATTTAGAGCAACTTCTGGAAATATATCTATAAATACCAATGGAGTGGATTTAAAATTTGGTATGTCTATTACTAATACAGTATCTAGTACAGCAATATTTACATTAGCATCTAACCTAAATTTTTCATCTGGAGGAATTGATTTAAGTTCTGGAATAGGTGGATTTACTCTAAATACAGCAGGATTTTCTGTTACTGGCGTAGCGTTTAATTGTCAAGTGCCAGCTACTATAAATTTAGGAACATCTACAATAACATTGAGTGATTCAACAGCTCCTTGGTATGTAACTAGCGGCACATTTAGTGCTAGTAATTCTACAATAGTTTTATCAAACAATATAGCATCAATTAACCGTGGTTTTAGCGGTAACGGAATTGTATATGGCACATTAGTTATAGGCGGAGCAACATCCTCTTCTACAACTACTATTTATGGTGCTAATACATTTAACACAATTTCTAGTACAAAAACAGTTGCGCACATAGTTACATTGGCAGCAAATCAAGATGTAACAAATTGGACTATAACTGGAACTGCTGGTAATGTTGTAACTTTAAATTCAACTTCAGCTGGTGTTCAAAGAACGCTACATAAATTAGGTGGTGGGCCTATTATTTTAAATTACCTTTCCATAAGAGATTCAAATGCAACTCCAACAGCTACTTGGTATGCAGGACATACGTCCACTAACGTCAGCAATAATACTGGTTGGATATTTGGTGATTATTTTAGTAGCAGTATTAGCGAAGGAATTACTTCATCTGATACTTATAACGCATTAGTTACTTATTTCGGATCAGTTATAGAAGCAATTATTTCTGACACCGATAGCGAGGCTGTAGTCGCTACTTTCATAGCTTCTATTATTGAAGTGTTTTCCTCGTCAGAAACACTAGTGGCAAATATAAGTACATCCTCAAATATCACCGAAACCATAGTAGCGAATGATTCCGATATAGCCACACAAACTTTTGTTGTACAAGCTATAGAGGCGCAAAATATAGCAGATTTATCATATGTTGCAGCAGCCTTTAAAGGTTCTCTTTTTGAGGGAATTACGACTAATGATATTATAATTTCTGTATCTGCAAAATTTATTACCTATATTACTGAGTCTTTAAACACGGCTGATATACCAACATCAATAGCTAGCTTTGTAAATATTAATGTAGTTGAGGGTGTAAATATAGCAGATATAGACCAAGTAAAGAGTACGTTTTCAAAATCAATAGTAGAGCCAGTAAGTGTAACAGACTCAACAACTTGCTTTGGTTTTGGTACTATAGATAACACCCAGAATACGGTCTGGGTCCAAGTAGATAACCGACAATAAGGAGGGTATATGGCTAACTGTGCAGTTATTGATTCTAACAATGTAGTAGTAAATATTATTGTTGCTGAAGTTACAGACCCGCCACCAGAAGGTTGCACGTTGGTGCTTATTCCTTTTTGCGACATTGGTTACATTTGGGATGGTAAAAACTTTAACCCACCTGTAGGTAGCTAATGGCAACGTACTACTGGGTCGGTGGGACCGGTACTTGGAACACTTCCACTACTACTAACTGGGCTTCTTCCACTGGCGGTGCTGGCGGTGCAGGAGTTCCTACATCTGCCGATTCAGTAATTATTGATACAGCTTCGGGTACAGGTACGATTACTTGTACTGCTGGTGTTTGTTTAGATTTAACGGTTACCGCTACTCAGGCGATTACTCTTGGCGCTTTTTCTTCTTCATTATCTATTTATGGTAATTTAACTTTTCCAAGTGGAGGTTCGTTTGCGTGTGGTGCTAACGCTGGAACCATGACTTTTGCTGCAACTACTACGGGCAAAACAATTACTACAAACGGTAAAAGTGTAACTTTCGCACTTGCATTTAACGGTATCGGTGGTAGTTGGACATTAGGCTCTGCTTTAACTTGTACAAGTACTACTGCACAAGTATTTACTGTAACAAACGGCAGCTTTAATACCAACAATTTTAATATGACCTTATCCCAAGGTATTGGTTTGGGTGCTGGCGGAAGTCTAACACTAGGTTCTTCAACAATAAGTTGTGGATACAGAATTACACTTACTGCAGGAGCAACATTTTCCGCTGGAACATCAACAATCAATCTTTCAGATACTGGTGGTTCATGTATATTAACAACTGCAGGTTTTAGTTTTTATAACTTTAATTTTACATCAACAACAGCAACTGTTACTAACGTAATAACGGGTTCCACAACGTTTAACAATCTTTCTATAGCAGCCCCCCCTAAAAATGGTTATAAAATAACAACCCTGTCTGCAAATATTACTGTCAACGGAACTTTTACAACTTCAGGAACTACAGTAAATAGAATTTGGCTACAGTCTGTTACAGCAGGCACACCGTACACAATAACTGCAGCCGCAGTTTCTTTAACTGATACAGATTTTACCGATATTACAGGAGCTGGTGCAGCAACTTGGTCTGGAACTCGTTTAGGCAATGCAACTGGTAACTCTGGCATAACTTTTGCTACCCCAAAAACTGTTTATTGGAACTTAGCTGGCGCACAAAACTGGAGCGCTACTGGATGGGCAACAAGTAGTGGTGGAACACCAGCTGCGGCAAACTTCCCACTTCCACAAGATACAGCAGTATTTGATAACACAGGTTCTGTAACAGGCATTATTACAATTGATAATAGTTGGAATATTGGTACGCTAGATATGTCTGCACGAACAAGTGCAATGACACTAGCATCAGGTACTACAAATCCAATAGTCTACGGTAACTGGCTAAACGGTTCCGGAACAACTTTAACAGGCACAGGTGCAATAACTTTTAGTGGTAGAAATACACAAAGCGTTACAAGTAATAGCGTTACTTTTACACCCCCAATAACAGTTAACTCTATTGGCGGAACAGTACAACTAGTAGATGCTCTAACTCTCCCCACTACTGTTACATTTACTTTAACCACGGGCACATTAAATTTAAATGGATTTAATTTAACTTGCGGAATATTTTCTTCAAGTGGTTCAACAACTAGAGCAATTGCTTTTGGTACAAATAGCATAAACATTACGGGAAATGCTGCAACTGTTGTTAACATTCCACAAGCAACTTCATATACGTATACAGGCACACCCACATTTAACCTTATATATTCTGGTTCTACTGGTACTAGAAGTGTTATCTTTGGTAATGCTACTGGGGCAACGGAAACAAACGTACCAATTATTAACGTTACTGCTGGCTCTGACACTGTATCTATATACAACTATATTAAATCCACCAACTTCACTGGATTTTCTGGAACCTTTAACAGTGGCGCACAACAGTTAACTTTATATGGCAGCTTAACGCTTTCTACTGGAATGACCGCCGGTGCAATTAATACAATTGGATTAACTTTTGCAAACACTAGCGGTACGGCAGTAATAACATCTAATACAAAAACATTAGCTTTACCAGTAACTATTAACGGAGTTGGTGGGACTGTTCAATTAGCAGATGATTTCAATACAGGAATACAACCTTTAACGCTAACTAATGGAGCATTTAATGCTAATAATAAAAATGTAACTATTGGAGTATTTAGCAGTAATAATTCTAATACTAGAACAGTTACAATGGGTTCAGGCACTTGGACATTAAGCGGAACAGGAACTGTTTGGAATACGACAACAATTACGGGATTAACTTTTACTGCTTGCCCTAATATTATTTTAAGTGATACATCAACAACTGCAAGAGCATTTAATAGTGGCGCTTTAACTTTTAATAAATTAACTATTGGTGGTACAACAGGCACATCAACATTAACATTTGGTACTGCAAGCTGTTCATTTACCGAAATTACTTCTACAAAAACAGTTGCTCATACAATTACACTAACAAATCCACCTTCAGTTGGAAATTGGACTGTAACTGGAACTTCTGGAAATATTGTAACTGTAAACTCATCTACGGCAGGAAGTCAAAGAACAATAAACTATACAGGTAGCGGAACAATATCTATGGACTATATGTCCATTCAAGATATTAACTTTTCTTATACTTTAGGTGCTTCAAACCCTTATCTTGTTTATGCTGGTGCAAACTCTACCAATGGTGGTAATAATGCTGGCATAGCTTTTATTCCATCAACCCAAAAAGCTTACATATTAAC